CGTCAACGAGGTCGAGCCAGTGTATCATTTTTCTATGCAGCGCAAAATCAAATTTTACCCTCGCCAGGCCGGGACAGTGAGCGACCGGGTGCGGGAATACAGCCCCGCCTCGAACCAAAACCCGAGAACTGGCAACATAGCGATAGAGCGGAACGTGGCCTACCGGCGCGGCATTGCGCGACCGGGCAACGTGATCCGCGCGGGCAGAAACACCGTCGCGCTTCCACACGGCGCGATGTTTCCGGTGCGGCTGGTGGCGTTTTTCATCGAGGTTTTCTCGGCCGCTGGCGACGTGTGGCTCGACCCGTTCCTCGGCGCGGGTACGACGATTGCAGCGGCGCACGCTCACGGCAGGCGTGGGTTGGGAATCGAGAAGAAGGCTGAGTACGTGGCGGTTGTGCTGGAGCGGCTCGCGGGCCTGGGTATGAAGCCGCGTGTGCTCAGGGCGGCGAAGGCAAAAAAGAAACCGACCAACCAAAAGAAACAGACTGGGCAGAAAAAGACCAGTGGTGGCAGCCGCAAAAAGAGCGTGCCGGCCAAAAAGGCCCAAAAATAGATCGCCAGGGAGGGGGCTAAATCGGCTGGGCGTGGTGGCGCGGCAACCATGACGGCCACCAGCCCTGGGCACGCGCCACGGTTGGCGGGAGGTATGTGGCCAGGCTGTCCTTGACGTAGTACGGACAGCCGAGCGCCTGGCACAGCGCCACGGCGTCGAGTGCAAACTGTGACCAGTTCGTCGTGCGCTCGATGTCGTTGAGTGCATGCCGCATTACTGGATCGAATGAGCCTTGCCTGTTCAGTTTGCCGATTTTGAACAGGTCAACGAATGGCGCAGTGCGTTCGATCAGGTTGAACGCCTGCTCAGTGTTCAGCACCGGCTCTAAGCTGGCCCAAGTGCGGATACCGAGATCGTGTGCAGCGCGGAGCATCTCAATTCGTTCCGCCGGTGGTGCGGCATTGGGTTCGTACGCCTGGCTCAGGCCGCTGCTGGGGGTGAACGTCAGTGTGGCGGCCAGGGCGTCGCGCTCGTCGAGCAGATCGAGGTCGCGCAGGGCGCGAAGACCGCCCTTGGTGAGGATTTCCACCGTGTGGCCGGTGGATTTGAGGATCGTGATCACGCGCCTGGTGTGGCGCAGGCGCTCGTCCACGTGCTGGTACGGGTCGCAGGTGAACGAAAGCAACACGGGCCAATCGCCCGCCACGCCGCTTTTCTCCCGTTCGGCGGCCTCGCTGGCCAGGCGACGCAGGAAATTGCCAGGCCGGGCTGTGCTGTGCTGGAAGTCGGCGCGGGTACGCCGGGTCGTGCCAGGCGCGTAACAGTAGACACAGCCGTGGTCGCAGCCACGGTAGACGTTGCAGGCCAAGGGTGCGTATTCCAGCGCCCGGCCGGTGGGTTTATAAATCAGGTTCATTCATCACCTCCAAATATACAAACCGGGAGGTGATGAGAGTGTTAAGGTAGAAGGCGGTCTATCGAGAGCGATGACGAGGCGCGAGCAGTGTGCCAGCGGGGTCACTTCGTGTGGCCCGGCGCGCAGGGCAGGAGGTGGGATAATGAGGGGAATGCACGAGGACGGGAATACCTGGATGACGGATGAGATTCGTCAGTTGCTGACCGCAATTAGGCCGCCGCACGTGGGCAAAAAGCGAACGACCGTCATCCGCCTGGCGTTCGCGCGGGCGCAGCAAAAACCGCTCAAACAGCTATTCCAGGAGCCGGACGTATGCTCCGGCAACATTTGGTACGGCAAATGGCGGTTTCTGCCGGACGTGCAGGCTGCGTTTGACGCTTGCTACACGCGGGCGCTGGAGTGGATAGACGAGGAGACAGCGACTATCGAGGAGCATTATCGCCAGCAGCGTCGCCGGGCACTGGCGCAGTATTCCGCGCTGGCGCCGGCGGCGCTGGCCGCCGTGATGGGCAACTCTGGCGAGCGAGGCGAGGCGCGGATCAAGGCGGCCGACACATTGATCCGCCATGCAGACCCCGAGGTGGCGGGCAGGGTGCGCGGCGGTGGCGGGCTGGACGTGGACGTGCGGGTCGAGGATTTGGACGCGGCGATAGAGCGCGAAATAGAGCGGCTGGCCGCCGCCGAGGCCGGGGACGGTCAGGCGGAAACGGGCGGGGGTGATGCCGCCGAACCTGCCTGACGACTGGCGGCTGTGGCCGAAGGAGGCCAAAATCGCGCTCCTGGTGCACCTGCGGGCGCAGGCAGCGCAATGGCCGGGCGAGTGGTTTCCGCGCCGCGACGGGAAACCGTACAACGCGGCGCAATCGGAGGAGTTGCAGCGGTTCCACGCCAGTGGTGCGCGCTTCCGGCTGCTGGCCGGAGGACGTGGATCCGGCAAATCTGCGGCGGGGGCGCAGGAGGCACTGCGCCGTATCAGGCGCGGTGAACCGGGGGCGGTCCTAAACCCGGATTTCGAGAATTTCAAATACTCGACCTGGCCCGAGTTCAAACAATGGATACCGTGGGATCACGTTCTGGAACGCGACCGGCGGATGGCGGAGCCGGACTGGGAGCCACGGCAGGCGTTCGCGCTGCATTTCGACACCGGCTCGCGGGTGGTGTGCAAGGGGTTACGGGACGCCGATTCTGCTCGCGGGCCGAACATCAACTGGCTGTGGTACGACGAGGGCGGGCGCGACAGGACTGGCGAGGCGTGGCGGCTGGCGATTGCGTCGGTGCGGGTCGGCGAATCACCGGCCGCGTGGTGCACGACGACGCCGCGCGGCAAACAGCACTGGACGTATAAATGGTTCGTCGAAGATTCTGTACCGGACGACGCGAGGGAGATGCTCGCTGCAGCCGGTTACGACGGCCCGCTGTTCGAGCATTTCCGGATCACGATTCACGACAACCGGGACAACCTCGATCCGCTGTTTTACGCCAGTATGTTGGCGGCATATACCGGCTGGCTGCGCGATCAGGAGATCGAGGGGCTGTTCGTCGAGGGTTTCGGTGCGCTGGCGCAGCGGCAGTGGTTCAAAATCATAGATGCCGCCCCGGTTGGGCTGCGCTGGTATCGGTTTTGGGACCTGGCGACGACCGAGAAACAGTTATCGAAACCAGACCGGCGCGACCCGGATTACACCGCTGGCGCGTTGCTGGCGCGGGACAGGGAAGGGCGGTGGTTTTTGGCCGACATCACGCGCGGACAGTGGGCGTGGATGGCGGCGAAAAAGGCGATCAAACAGACTGCGCAACTCGATGGACGGCGTGTGCCGCTGGGCGTCGAGGCGGTGTCGGGGTTCAAAGCGGCGGCGGCGGAGTTGCAGGCCGACCGCGAGTTGGCCGGGTACATCGTGCGCGGGTATGGCGTCGAGCGGGACAAGGTCGCGCGGGCCAACCCGTGGTTGGCGCAGGCGCAGGCGGGCAACTTCTACCTGGTGCACGGGCCGTGGAATCGCGCGTTCCTGGACGAGGTTGAGTCGTTTCCCGTCGGCGAGCACGACGACCAAGTGGACGCCGTCTCCGGCGCGGTCGAGATGGTTGTGGCCGGGATGACCACCCCACTCCCGTCGCAGGGTAAACTGCGGAAACGGGCCGAGTGGGACTAATTGGGTTGTGTAATAAACTGTATTATGAGGAGGTGTAACGATGGCGCGAACGAATCCATACCGTGAGATTGGCAACCGGGGGCGGTCGCAGTGGGGCGCAGAGATCAGGCTGGGCGACAGCCGGGCGTTGCGCGGGCTGGCAGCGCTGCGGGTCTACGATCAAATGCGGCGCGACGACGCGACGGGGATGATGATGTACATGGCGCTCTCGCTGCCGATCCGTCACGTCTCGTGGTCGTGTCAGCCGGGTGGCGACGGGACAGACGACGCAGCAGCGGCGGCGTTTGCGTGGGAATGTTTCGACAGTATGTCGCTGTCGTTCTCGGACGTGATCAGCGATGTTTGCCTGATGTTCCCGTTCGGTTGGTCGTTGTTCGAGATGGTGCTCAAACGCCGGGCCGACGGGCGGGTCGGATTCCAGAAGCTGGCGTTCCGGCCACAGCAGACGCTGGCGAGTTGGGTGTATGCCGATGACGGGGACATCAAGGCGATGAAGCAATACACGCCCCACGGGGGCATCGTCTCCATCCCACTCTCGCGGGCGCTGTTGTTCCGCACGTCGCGAGAGGGGGACGAGGCGGAGGGAATCAGTATCTACCGCCCGGCGGTACGGGCCTGGAAATATCGCCGCAAGCTGGAGCGGGTCGAGGGAATTGGGCTATACCGGCGCTGGGCCGGGTTCCCGAACATCACGTTGCCAGAGGGCGCGACCGGGCGCGGGGACGTTGCCGAGGGTGAGATGTCCGACGAGGAGCGGGCCGAGGAGTTGGTGCAGGCAATCTACGAGGATCGGATGATGGGGTCGTATATGCCGGCCGGGTGGCAGTTGACGCTGGGCGGCCCGGAGGGCAAAGTTGACTCGACGATGGGCGAGACTATCATGCGGAAAGACGCTGAAATGGCGCGGGCGGTGCTGGCGCAGTTCTTGCTCCTGGGTCTGAAATCGGTTGGCACGCAGTCGCTAGCGGAGACGCTGCTGGACGTGTTCGCGTCCTCGATAGAGGCGTATTTGGAGAACATCACGCAGGAATTCAACCGGTACGCAATACCGTATTTGTTCCGTTATAACACATCGTTCCCGGACGGCACGGCGCTGCCGGTACTGGCGCACACGTCACCGCGCCGGGTAGACCTGGACGCGGTGGGGACGTACATTGCAGCGCTGGGCAGGGCCGGGTTGCTCAGTGCCGACGTGGAGACGGAGGCATTTCTGCGCTCGCTCGTGCCGGGTATGCCTGAGCCGGGCGAGGGGGCGAATCGGCAGGACGTGGGCGACAATCGCAGTGGGGGAGACGATGGCGCTGGCGAAGGGTCGCGGCGGGGCGGGGTGAATTTCAACATTGCCGGTGTCGAGTTCAGCGCCAAACCCGCGCCGGTGCAGCGACCGGCAACGTACAACGCCGCTGCGGACGCAAACGCGGCGGCGCAGCGGGCGAACCTGGAGGCGCTGGACGACGATCTGGCGACGGCGGTGGAGGGGATGGGGCCGGACACGAGCGAGGAGGAGTTGCGCTCCACGCTCAATGACATCATCCTGGCGGCGCTGCTGGTGTTCCGCGAGCGCTCGATGTTGGACATTGGGGCGGCGTTCTGGTTAGGGTTCGGCAAACCGTCGGGCGGCCCGGAGCAGTTGGCGGCGCTGGAGCGGGAGGTGGCGGAGGCGGATTCCTGGATTGGTTACAACCCGGATGGCTCGCTGCGGCGCGTGAACCCGGCCGGCAAGCCGACGTTGTTCGGCGACATCGCAGGGACGATGGAGGGTAGAATCGCGGCGATACTGCTGCTGCTGAAGCAGGGGCGCACGGACGAGGCGGTGATGGAGGTGCGGGGTGTGATCCGCTCGACGACGCGCGGTTACTCACGCGGAGCACAATATGCCGGTCACGTCTGGCACGGGATTTGGGAGGGTGCGCACCAGCGGGAGATGTATGACGTGGTGCAGGGCGGTCAGCCTGCCCGCTGGCGCTGGGTGAACGACCCGGCAGCGGCACACTGTACTGAGTGCCCGATCTACGGTTCAGATCCGCCCGGCCGTGAGTATCCGTCGTGGGACGCGATGGTCTCGTTCACCGGTGGCACGCTGCCGGGGATGGGGACGGAATGTGACGGGTATTGTCGCTGTCACTTGGAGACTGAATACGCGGAGGGCTGGGGATGGGCGTAACGAACAAACGGGGCGACGTCCGCGCGGTGCGGATACCTGGCACGATGGTGGCGTTCGTCAATCGCGTGATGGCGTTGCCGCCCGGCGTGCACACAATCCAGGTCATAAAATCGGCCAGTGGTGCGGCCGGCATCGTCGGGTGGACGGTGGAAGTCGGTAACCGGCTGGAGGTTGCCGCCGTGCACGGGGGAAACGGCCAGCGAGGTGGT